ACATCCCTCCTTGTTCCAGTACAGCAACGACAAGAGCGGAGAAGCATACGGCTACACCAACGAGGACAGCTACAAACGAGGATGCCGTACCCGTGTGTGGTGGGTGTGGGATAAGACATGTCGTCGTCTGTATCTGTACAATGATGCCGACTGGTCGTGGCCTATCTGGGTCTGGAATGATCCGTACCGTCTACCGAACTTTGTGCCCATCGTGCCTCTCATCTTCTACACAGATCCCTTCAACCAGTACGCACGCGCAGAGGTGAGCTACTACCTTGATCAGCAGGATGCCATCAATGACATCAACAGCGAGATCAAGAAGATCAGAGACTATGCTTCTGGCAAGTACGTGTACAACAAGAATGTCCTCAAGGACAAGACCGCTGTTCAGTCCTTCGTAGATGGAGGTAATGATGAGCGCATTCTTGGCATTGATGCTGATCCTAACATTGATCTCAGCAAAGTTATCACGGCCCTCTTACCGCCTAGCGCAGGCGTGCTGCAGGTGTTCGACAAAGCGCCACAGCTAACAGCGATTGACCGTATCTCGTCAGTGACCAACGTCATGCGTGGCGCTGAGTTCAAGACGAACACCACGAATAAGGCTATCGAGACCTACGAGTCTCAGACACAGACACGTCTCGACGAGAAGATGGACTGCATCGAGGAGTGCATCGGTGACATCCTGCAGCTCGTTGCGTTCATGTGCTTGCAGTTCATGGACGCAGAGACTGTTGGCAATCTCATCGGCCAAGAGGCTGCTAGCAAGTGGATCAACATGTCACCAGAGGAGATTGTCACTAATCTCTCGCTGCGTGTCACTGGTGGCTCTACGTTAAAGCCCACATCTCGTGCGAAGAAGGAAGGCGCTACGCAGCTTGCGCAGATCCTCGGCCAGTTCGCCAGTGCGACACCTCTGGCTGTGTACTTCGCCATGAAGATTCTCGCTCGTGCGTTCAGTGATGACATGAACATCAGCGACGATGAGTGGAAGCTGTTGCTCAAGTCGCTAGAACAAGCCATAGGAGCGCAAGGTGCAGGAGCAGGAGGACCGCAAGCAGGCGCAACAGAGGGAGGTGCTCCGGCTGATGCAGGAGGACCGCCTGCGCAGGGAGGTGGGGGCGACGATCCACTCGCGATGCTGTCTGAGTTCATCGACCAGCTACCTCCTGAAGGAAAGGCTCTCCTCGGAGAAGCTATCAAGCGAGGCATCCCCGTGCAGGAAGCAGTTGCACGAACAGTAGAAGCTGCTAAGCAAGAATCCGCACAACGCGGCAATGGACGACCCACAACCCAGTAATGGAGAAAGACTATGCCTGGTACTGACGACGAGATTCTTTCTAGCATCGAGAAGAACAGCGGTGACTCGTTCACTGCTGCACCTGAGCCTGTAGCTGATACCCAAAACGCCCCTCCTGCTGATACGGGTGGTGGCACTCCTGCGACGAAGGGTGGTCAGCAGCAGGTTGCTGAGAAGGCGCCCGCACCTGCCCCTGTGCAGACAGAGGAGCAGAAGGCAGAAGCAGAACGTCAGCGTGCGCAGAGGAACGAGAAAGGTGATCTCGTCGATGCGAACGGCAACATCATCGCGCGGCATGGCTCTGAGCGCAGGCTATATCAGAACCTAGAGCGCACACGCGGTGAGTTGGAACAGGTTCGTAAGGAGCTTGCTGACTATAAAGCGCTCGACGGTATCCCGCAGCGTCTCGGACTGTCGCGTGAAGACGTAGCAGAGGGCCTAACTCTCACTGCGTCGTTCGCGCGCGATCCTGTTGGCACGGCACAGACTATACTTGCCAAGGCATTGGCTTTAGGGCATAGTCTCGAAGACATCGTTGGCGAAGCAGGTCGCGGTACTATCCAGACCAACGCGCTTCGGTCGATGATTGACGAACGCTTAGCGCCTATTACGCAGGCGACTGAGCGCCAGAAGCAACAAGAGACCCTTAGCAATGAAGTTGCTAAGGAGATGACTGAGTTCTCCGAAAGCTACCCGGATGCTCTCATCCATCAGGACGTGATTGCGTCGATGATGAATGAAGATCCGAGACAGGACAGGCCATTCATCCTCGCAGAACGTGCTGTCTATCGTCTGCGTGAGTGGTGCCTGAAAAATGGGTTTGACTACAGCCAACCGCTGAAACCGCAAGTGCTAGCTCGTCAGCAGGGTGCGAACAATGCACCACCCGTGCAACAGCAACAGCCTCCGCAGCAGCGTGCTCAAACACCGCAACCTCCCGCTATGCCTAATGGACGCGGGAATGGGGCCGGTCCCTCGGTTGTTGATCATGTCGCGCCACTGCCTGCATCCTCGTCATGGAACTCCATCTTGGAGCAGGTTAAACAGGAGCTTGGAGGCTTCAACTAATGGCCACTCTTTCTACTGTCATCAACTCGACGCTCGTTAAGTCGCGTGGGAAGCTGATCCTCGCGGCGATGAAGAGCAACGCGCTTATGGCGTGGGCCTTCGCGAACGATCGCGTTGAGTATGAGCCGGGCGGTTACAACATCCGCAACCCGCTCACCATCGGACGCAATCCGAACATCACGACGTATGAGTACTACGACACCCTGCCTGTTGCGCAGACGGATGAGTTCACCACTGTCGAGTACACGTGGTCGCGTGTTGCTGGTTCTGTTATCATCTCCGAGCAGGAAGAGGACGAGAACAAGGGCGATCATGCCATCTTCAAGCTGATGAAGGCGAAGATGGAAGTGCTCGAAGAGAGCATCAAAGAGAAGTTCAGTGAGTACCTTTACGGTGCTGGCACTGGTACCAACCCTCTCGGCCTCGCTGCGCTGATCCCTGACGATCCGACCACTGGCACACTCGGCGGCATCAACCGTGCCTCGCAGGTGCAATGGCGCACGTCGTCCTATGACTTCGCTGGTGGTCTCGACTCTACGACTATCGAAGAAGCCTACGATGACATCCTCATGGATCTCACCATGAAGGGTGACAAGCCCACGGTGATCCTCGCAGGGCGCAATCAGTATCGCATGTATCGTGCTGCTGTACGTGACAAGCTGGTCATCAATCTCGGTGAGATCGGTGGTGGCGGTGGCAAGAAGATGGTCGATCTCGGGTTCGCCGGTGTGGCGCATCAGGGCGTGCCGATCCTCTTCGACGAAGACTGCCCAGTCGATCGTGCCTACTTCATCAACGACAAGTACCTGCGTCTGCACATCCTCAAGGGTGTCAACATGCGCGTGAAGGAACTGTCCTCGCCGTGGAACATGGATGCGCATGGCTCGCGTGTTGTGTGGCAGGGTCAGTGGTGTCTGTGGAAGGCGTACCGCACTCACGCCGTCGTCAACGACTGAGGTGATTCATGGCTGAGTATCGCGGTTACGCTCAACCAAATGCTCCGAAGCCCGCATTCGTTGTCGAAGAACTCGAAGGCGAAGTCGAGGTGCAGACTGTTCGTCGCGAGAAGGTTGACGATAAAGTCAGTGCCTTCGTGTACGAGACGCGCAGGGAGCCCGCAGGCTACATGGTGAAGTTCCCGAAAGGGCACAGCATCCGTGTCGGCACGTACGCAGAACTCAAGCGCATGGGGTTCGCTGATCCCGTGCCTATCGTCAACGATGAGGGCGATGAGGTGGGTATGCTGCCCAATCCTGTGCGTCGCGCTAAGGAGAAAGTCTAATGGCTAGGCAGATTGCGCAATACTATCCGCAGCGCGTCAGTGAATACGTTCCGCTCTTGTCGTATCACAGCGACGTGCGGAACGATGGACAGTATGCTGTCAACCTCGGCTCGCCTGTCGCGCTCGATGCTGATGGCATTGTTGCTGCACAGAGTGTGGCGGCTGGCGGTTCTCTGACGTCGTTCGCTAGCACGTACATCGCCACGACTGAAGGCATCATGGGACGGTTCGGCCGTAACGTGACTGTCGTTCTGTCGGGCGCTGGCGCTGGCAACGTGGTCATCACTGGTCGCGATTATCTCAATCAGAAGATGAGTGAGACGATTGCGCTCAATGGCAACACTCCTGTGCTTGGCGTCAAGGCGTTCAAGTATGTGGACAGCGTCACTTGGCCGGTCGTCGGTGCGGTGACGATGAACGTCGGCTGGGGCAATGCTCTCGGCCTGCCGTTCAAGTCGATGAAGCTAGACACTGAACTCGTTGCGGGCGTCAGTCCGTCTGCAGGGACGTTCGTTGCCGGTGCTCTGAGCAGCGTCACGCAGACTGCCACTACGGCTGATCCGCGTGGTACGTACCTTCCGCACTCGTCCTTCCTCCCCGATGGCACGCGGACGTACGAACTGATCTGCATCGGAGACATCAACAACCTCCACGGCAACGCACACTACAGCGCGTGACGATAACTGGCCCTGTGGACATAAGTTCACAGGGCCATTTTGCTGTGGGGAGGTGTTATGACAGCGTTTAGCACTATAGTGTCTAACGTTCTGATACGTCTGAGCATGTACTCAGGTCTCGACTCGCAGACATATGGTCAAGGGCCTATCGAACTCATCGTCAGAGACACATTCGACGACTGCTTCAACAAGTTCTGGTGGGCAGCATACACGACATTCGGTGAAGTGATGACGTTAGACGGTGCTACAGGCGTCGTCACGACTGATCTCACGAACAAGATTCGACGGTTCGGTGACATTCACAGCGTCTACTACGAACAGACGAACCGTCCGCTGCCTATTGCACCAGTAAACACCAACCAATCACAGATCCGCGCACGCAGCTTGCAGCCTATCACTGGCGAGAAGATATTCCGCGTCATTCCTGTCACCACGACAGGTGTTGTATCTGTGAATTATCGCACTTATCCCCTCGCATTCGCCGATGATACCGAGATTCTGCTCGACAGCGGGATGCTTGAGTTCGGTGCATGTGCTGCATACCTCGAAGATGACGCTTCGAACCCCGCAGCAGCCGACAAATATCGTGCGATGTACGATCAACGCTACAATCAGCTCACAAATAACGAGGATCAGTTCGGTCACTCGATGAATAGCAGCACACAGCTTGGTCTATTCGAATGGACTGATGCATAATGGCGAGACAAGCACAGCGCAGGGCGCCTCCGCAGCTTAAAGAGACCACCGTTCGAGACTTCAGCGGTGGTCTTAACGTAATTGACAACGAGTTGAACCTAGATCCACGGTTCAGCGTCGTAATGGACAACATTTCCCGTGCGCCTGACGGTTCTGTGGCCCCGCGCTATGGATTGGAGCTATTCCTCGACTGGGAAGACGGAACAGAGACGCCATTCAGCGCAACTATCGCTATTGGCGTGACAAACACGTCCACGCTAGTGACGGTGACGCACAATGCTCATGGATTTGCTACTGGTGACCACATTCAGTTCACTGCAGGCAGTCTTACAGCTATTGGGGGCATTCCTGCTGCTGAGCTAGAGCGTAAACACTCAATTATCGTCACAGGTGTGAATGCATACACGTTCCACGTACGCACGGCAGCGACGAGCACGACCAATCCCTCAGCTACGCGCACTGGTGTACGTGATACGCATAAGCTGAGTGGCAACATCATCAACATGACGTACTTCCAGAACTACCAGATCGTATTCACGGATACGGGCGAGGTAGGAATGGCAGATGGCAATGGCGTGAAGACGCGCATTTGGAACTGGTCTGTATCTAACGCACTGAGCGGCAATCCTGCACCGTGGAGGTGGTGTACCTACGTGACGTTTGTCACCAACAAGGCAAAGCTGATCGCATTCAACAGCTACGACAAGCCACTGGAGATCGATCCCTCTGCGGTGATCAAGGCCACGTATCTTGTCGATCCTGCTACGTCTTCGAACGCGGCGATCCCCGTGGGCCGCATTGGCGCAACTGTTGGCGGCTATCTTGCTGTTGTCGAGCTAGCAGCACGCCACATCATCAGAATGAGTGCGAAGAATGCTCCAGGTGTATTCACAGGCAACATTGCCCCAGATGACGCTGTTGACATCGATCTTACACAAGTCACCAGCGCAATCAATCCGCAGGTCATGGCCCTCAACGTCTACCGTGACAAGCTGTATGCAGCCTTCCAAGACAATGCCCTCTTGGGAACTGTCGGTATCTATGCAGGTACGGCCCATGAGCCGGAGTTCGGTGATACGTTATCTCAACATGGTACCGTCTCTCACAGAACAACGATTCCCTTGGGCAATGATCTGTTCGCGTTGGACTATACGGGAGTTCCCTCTGTAACGACGTCCTTGCAGTCAGGACAGTTCGTGCCTGATCGTATCAGCGATCTCATCGAGCCGATGATCCAGAAGCATCTAGGGCGCTTGACTGATCTCACGCTTGAAGAGAAAACGTTCGCTGTGTGGAATAAGCGCCAGCGTCAGTACATGCTGTTCGCACCGAAGTACGAGGACGACTACGTTCTAGAGGCGCCGGAGGATCCGCTGTTCATCACTACTAACATGCTAGACCAGCAGTGGTGCATGGTGTATCTGCCTAACCACACCATCGAAGAAGGTGATCAGGTCATCATCGCTGGCGTGACAGGCACTGTGGGCGGTGTAGCAGCAGCAGACATCAACGGCACACGCAACGTGCGAGCAGTGGTGGATGAGGACTTCTTCCTGATCGACGTCGATGGGACGTTCACCAGTGCTGGTGTGCAGGGCGGTGGTGCGAGCGTCACTGTGCAGCCTGTCAACGACGAGACTATTGGCTACGTCTACACCTACTATCCGAAGCTGAAGGTCAAGACGTGGCACCGCTTCCGTGGCTGGAACTTCGCTTGTGGCAGCGTGTCACTGAAAGGCAGCACGTACTTCGCTAAGGGCTTGAAGGTGTATCGCTACGGCTCTGACGCTGATCCGATCTACGATGATCTCGGTGAGCCAATCAATTGGGCATGGGAGTTGCCGTGGGCTGACTTCGACAGGCGTTGGGGCAGCAAGACACTCAAGCATCTCATGCTCGACGCTAAAGGCACAGCGAAGTTCACCATTCAGTTGTATGTAGACAACTTGTACCGTTCACGCGCCACACAGGAGCGAGTGCCCGCTAGAGAGATGACGTTCGTCGGCGCTGACTCAGGCGGGTATGGTGTCGGTCCGCAACCGTTTGGCGGTGGACGTAAGACACGCGATCAGCTACTGTGGGCTGTACCACTAAAGCACAAGCTGCTGAAAGTTCGGTTCTCGGGACAGACTACAGAACCGCTCCGCCTCGTCGGTGTGTCCTTCACTTACCTGATGGGGAACATACATAGATGAGCGGCGCACTCGAAGGCCAAACTGCTGGCTTTAAGCTCAATCTACCAGCGTTCGACTGGGCGGATTGGGGCACGTACATCAACGCCAACTTCACGATTATTGACTCCCTGTTCCGCACATACGTGACGGCGCAAGGGATTACTGGCGTGTGGACACCTAGCACTATCTACGCGGCAGATGACCGCGTGTTGGATCTGCTCGGCGGCAACATCTACATCTGTCAGGTGAGCCACACATCGGGGACTGGGACGTTCGCTGATGATCAGACAGCCAACCCAACCTATTGGCGTGCTCTCAGCTACGATCCCGAGAACCGAGGAGAATGGCTCCCGCTCACGGCGTACACGGCCAACGACTTCGTGGTCTATAACTATAAGTACTGCGTCGTCAATACTGATCATACGTCGAGTACGTCGTTTGATGACGATGTTGCGGCTAACAAGGTTGAGGTACTGATCGATCTCACTGACGCTGCTGGTCTCGATGCGCAGGTGTCTGCTGATCAGGCAGCAGCTAGTGCAGCAGCGGCGGCTGGTTCTGCCTCTAGTGCAGCTACTAGCGCATCGACTGCTCTGACTCGTGCCAACACGGCTACGACGCAGGCCAACACAGCTACGACACAAGCAACCAACGCAGCAGCGTCTGCATCTGCGGCATCTACGAGCGCGTCTTCTGCAGCAGCTAGCGCTGTGAGCGCACAAGCAGCAGCGGACTCCATCATCTACGTCGGTATGATCGCGCTGTTCGCATTCAAGACGCCCACTAGTGGCTGGCTGAAGTGCAATGGTGGCACTATCGGCAACGCAGCGTCAGGAGCCTCAGCACGTGCTAACGCTGATACAGTGGATCTGTTCACTGCGTTGTGGAACGACACAACGAACAGCGAACTCCAGCTCTACACTAGTGCTGGCGCTACTGTTGCTCGCGGTGCAAGTGCTGCTGCTGACTTTGCTGCTAACAGGCGACTAGCTCTGCCTGATCTGCGTGGCGAGTTCGTGCGTGGCTGGGATGATGCTAAGGGCACTGACTCTGGTCGTGTATTTCTCAGTTCGCAGGCAGCAGCTAACGAACCACATACACACACTGGTACTACTTCTAACGATGGTAGCCACAACCACGACATGGGCTATGACCTACAGGCTAATACGTCTGTGGGTGGTGCAGCGAATCGTGTGCAGGATATGAACAATGCCGGTGGGGGCTCTACCAAGACCACCACGACTGTGGGCAACCATAACCACACCTTCACCACAGCCTCTAGCGGCTCCGAGGGTCGGCCGCGTAACATCGCACTCTCGTACTTCATCCGCTATGCCTGATGCCCACACACAGAGTGCCACCAGAAGATGAGCACGTAAGAGATGAACGAGCTGATATCGCTGCAGAGGAAGCGCAACGAGACATCGCGCGAGAAGCTGCTAAGCACGCGATACAGCATATTCGTGAGCAGGTAGCGAAAGACGATGTAGAACGGATGGCTACAGAGATAGCCACACGTATCGTTCAACAAGCATTCAAAGACGTGGGCATCAAGCTATCGAACGGCGGGCTGGACGAATCGAAAGCAAATTGGACATGGACGACGAAGCGACGCAAGATGGAAGAGGAGATCGTATCGCAGGGCCTGAAGGCCATCGGCACGGCCACAGTGCTTGGTTTCATCACAATGGCCGCATTCTACATCAAAGGGATGATACAATGAAGCGCGTCATAGCGGCTGCAATAGTGTGGCCCAACGCGCTGTTCATCTTCGGTCTGATCTGGTTGAAAACTGCGCCAGACCTAGAGCAATGGCTTGCTCCTGTACTAAGGGATCAGCAGATCGAAGCAGTTGAACGGATAGACGACACAGTGTGCTGGCGCTGGACATGGAGGAAGACCCATGACGCCATACCCACTGGTAGTGCTTGGAGTTTTGTACTGCTGGGCACTAGTGTTGATTATCCTGCTATCGTACAGCGACGACAGGATGGTGGTATTGTATCTCAGCCCCGGAACAGAAATCCAGGCCCAGGCTCCTCCGACTTCTGCGCCGACATTCCACGAACGCTCGCCAACGTCTCCGGTCTTCGCATCGAAAGGTCAATAGCGTACACGCCAGCACACAGGATGTGGCTTGTGTGGCAAGACGTACCGCCTGTCATAGTACCGCCACGGAGTGCTGCTGATGAGCCTGCGAAATAGTGATCGTCTGGATATAATCGCCGACCTTCTGCGCGATGTCGTGAAAGGTCTCGATCGGCTCGATAAGAGCATGGCCGTTAAACTTGATGCTCTGCAAACCAACGTTGGAGTACTGAAAATGAACTTTGATAAACTGCAGCAGTCTGTCGAGAAGATCGAGTCGGTTGTTCCGTCTGTCGTCGCGCTTCTGGAGAAGCTGGCGAACGAACTCAAGGACATCAAGGATGATCCCGAGGAGGTCAATGCATTCGCTGACCGTCTTGCGGCTCAGGCTGATCGTCTCGCTACCGCTGTTGTGAGCAACACCGAGAGCGAAGAAGCCCCGACTCCGACTGAAGAGACGCCGACTGGTGGCGAAGCTCCTGTTGATGAGTCTGGTCAGCCGACCTGATCCAACAACGGTGGGGGCACATCGCCCTCACCACCTCTTAGGAGAGAACAGATGTCACTGCCTAGCAAGTACGCATGGCTCGACAAAGAGGGTGCTCCACGGATGCTCGTGGAAGCGCTGAAGCTGTATGGCACGAAGGAACAATCTGGTACTGGTGACAATCCAGAGATCATGGCATGGGCCAAAGAGGTAGGACTGCGCAACGCCTACAGTGCTGACAGCGTGCCATGGTGCGGTCTGTTCATGGCTGTTGTTGCTAAGCGCGCAGGCAAGGATGTACCGAAAGATCCGCTGTGGGCCCTGAACTGGCGCAACTTTGGCACTCCTGTCAGCCGCCCGATGCTCGGCGACGTGATGGCTATGAGCCGCAATGGTGGTGGTCATGTCACGCTGTATGTCTTCGAGACAGCTACTCACTACTACGGTCTCGGTGGAAACCAGAATGATGCAGTGAACATCACGGCGTTCCCGAAGACGCGAGAGATTTACTTCCGTCGTCCTAAGTACAATGTGCAACCAGAGAATGTGAGGGTAGTGACGCTCGATGGCAAGGGACTCCCGACAACCGCAGCGAAGGAATCATAACATGGGTTCTCCCATTGGCATCTTTGGACAGATCCTCGGCACTATCGTTGGTGCAGCGACTGGCACAGTTGTGCAGGCACCGCAGCAGACACCGAGTGTCGTCACTCCTCCCAATCAGCCTGATCCTCCTGTCGAGGCTCCTGCACCCAAGCCGCTCATCAAGAGCAAGACGGCATGGTTCAATGTGCTGTTCCCTGTCGTGATCATGATTCTGGAACAGCTGCAGATTACTGATCTCAACCAGTACATCGACAGTCCTGTTGTGGTCGCTGCTGTGCAGAGTGCCATCACGATTGTCCTTCGTCTCTTCTCGTCAACTGGTATCGCCATCCCGCGCAGCAAATGATCGAGATCAAAGAGGTACGTACACTGGAGCAGGCACAGCAACTAGCTGAGGTCTGTGAACCACTGGTTAAGGAACGGCTTCCGATGCACCCATACAGTGTGTCGAAAGTCGTTGCTTCGTGTCTCACAATCATTCATGATCTCGAACGTTCGAAGTACAACGCATGGATAGCGTACGTAGACGGCAAGCCTGCAGGTGGCCTGAGTGCTGCGATCTCTGAGTACATGTACTCATATGAGGTCTATGCGTCAGACCATCTGTTCTTTGTTCTACCTGAGTACCGCAAGACACGTGTCCTATTCCGACTGATCAGAGAGTATGAGGAATGGGCACGACTTGGTGGTGCTGTTGAGATACTACTCACCGTCCTCCGACCGGGTGACGAGATGGATGCTGTGCTGGCACAGTTTCCACGCATCGGCTATATTCCTGCCGGTGCAGTATTCTATAAATCGACCTGTGGGAGAATAAGACAGTGAGTGGATCGGCACCGGCGGCACCGAAGACGTACAGCCCTCAGCAAGAAGCACGCGCACAGATGATGCTTGCTCAGCAGCAGGCACGTCTAGACAGACAGGCTGCGCAGCGAGCAGAGCTACAAGCAGAGCAGCAGGAGAAACGCGACCTGCGTGATTGGCAGGGCGACGTTGGCACTGCTTACAACGCTGCACAGCAGTACGCGCAGCAGCGATATGCAGAGAGTGGGCTAGATCCTAGTGATCCCTACGGCATTATGAAAGCGTTCCGCGCGGACTTGGATCTGCAGCGCGCACAGATGCCAGAGATGGCGGCACCTAGTGCGTACTTCGGCAACAGTCTCTACGATCAGGCGTATGATCGCGTGCGTAGTGGCGAGCGCAACAGGCTCACGGGCTTGGCTAACCAGTTCGCTGGTAGCGGCTTTGAGACTGACATGTTCAGCGACACGTCGGATGATGCAATCCTGCAGTCTATTCTCGACAGTCAATACAACGACGCGAAGGCTAACTTCGAACGTCAGTCTGCACGTGGGCAGCTTACAGGTTCTGCGTTCGAACGTGCGCTGGCTGACCTCGACACTGCTAAGAGCGGTGCATTCGGCAAGCTGAACGACATCGGCGGCGGTGTGCTGCAGGGCTATAGGTCGAAGCTGGCTGACTACGGCAACAACATCCGCAACAAGATCAGTACCTTCGACTTCGGTCAGGGCTTCGATCTAGAGAAAGAGAAGACGGGCCTCAACACGCTGGCTGACAGCTTCCGCTCACGGCTGGAAGGTGATATTCGCAACGCTGTTGGTGGCACCTCGCTGTTTGACATCTCGAAGCTGATCACCACTGCTAACCAGAACGCTGGTACACTAGCCACTACTGGCAACACGCAGCTTGGCACGAGTACACTAGATGACCTGCTGAACAGGAACAAGAACCAGGCAGGAGCGTTCTAATGGACCCGATCACTCTCGCCATTCTAGGCATCAGTGCAGGCACTGGCTTGCTCGGCATGAACGCCACTAATCAGGCGAGTGCTGCGAACAATGCCATCAACCTGATGAACATGCAGGCCGAGGAACGTGCTCGCGAAGAGGCGATGCGCTTTGCTCAGCAGCAATATGCTGATAGCCAGCTAGGCATGACGGATGCGCGTGGCAATCGCATCTACTTCGTGCCGGGCAAGGGGTGGGTCACTGACACCACCTACGAGACTGACCAGTTGATGCGTGCAGGTGATCGAGAAGAGGCTAACATCCTCAACATCGATCTCCCGCGCAAGCGTCGCATTGAAGCTGCTAACGAGAGGGAGCAAGGACAGGATCGCTACATGGCGCAGGGCCTGCGTGACATGTTCACGCGAGCACTGACTGATAGCAGCAGGTCGCCAGCTTCTATGGAAGCACTCATCCGTGATGCGTCCACGCAGGGCATCAACAAGGGCTTCGATGACCAGACTGAAATTGCCTCGCGTAACGCACTCAGGACAGGATCTAGTAACGCTGGCGCGATATTCTCGTCGATCGGTTCAGCGCGTGCCGACGCCCTTTCTAAAGCGTTTGCAGATGCGCGTCTACGTGGCATTGATGCGTCTCGGTCGATGAAGTCACAGGACTTGTCACAGCTTGGTGGACTGTATGAGTCGTTTGCCTCTCGCGCTGGCAAGCCTGTTGACGCACAGTTCAATCCTCGTGATTTCACATCGCAGTTCAACCAAGCCGCTACTGGTCTTGGAGCCAACGCATCGAAGGCTGGTTCTTCTCTCATCGATGCCGCTGGCAAGACGGGCGGTACTATGGACTATGCACCGCCGAACATGGGCCTGCCGAATGCACTGAGCCAGTTCGGACAGACGCTGATGGGACTGCAGAGCAAGACAGCAGGTGATGATCAGCAGAAGCAGATGCTTGCTATGTTCATGAAGCTGTTCGGAGGGCAAGCGTAATGGCTGGGCGCAACTCCATCCCTGACTACAATCAGGACTTCCCTGACTTTGGCACTAAGGTGCTAGAGACGTGGGGACGTGAAGGCAATCTCGCTAAGGAGATGGCACAGCGGTTGCTGCTTGCGAGTGGCAACATTACTGAGGCTCGTAGGAAGGATGCCACTAACTTTGAGCAGGCAAAGGAGTTGGCCGCGCTGAAACAGAAGTACGCCAAAGACTTGGTTAACATGCGTGCTGCATCACATGCTAGTAGTGAGCCATCGCTCGATCCCAATGGCAACTTGCTGCTAAGTGGCAGCGAGGCTCTGAACTTCGTAACAGCCGGGCGTGGTACTATCGTCGGGCCGGGTGTTGATAATAAAGGCAAGCCGAAAGTTATTGTGAAGCCTGTAGGTGCTGACGAGACAGTAAAACTAGCGCCTCCTGCTGTTGCAGCATACACAGACAAAGGCTCTAATATTCCAGCACCCGGTGTTGTACAAGCACCTCCTCCCAATGGCGCACCGCCTGCACCTGCTGGCTTGAAACCACACACTCTGAGCACAGGCAAGGTCGTGTTTATTAACCCGGCGACGGGAGAAGTCGTCAATGGACCTAAGTGAAGAAGAGAAGAAAGAACTCCTAGCGCAAGGCTTCAAGCTTCCTGTAGCAGAGCCTTCGATGAAGCGCGAAGAGAAGGAGAGTGAAGACGGCTGGGCCTCGTGGATAGCGAAGCGTACTGCTGGTGCTGTAGCTAAGGGCGCTACGAGCGATATGCTCAATGTCGCTGTCGGTCTGCCGTATCTTGCAGGCAAGACTGTCTACAATCGCGTAGCTGAGAAGGACAATTGGGGCGAAGCGCTAAAAGCTGCTGCTATCCCTGATGAGGGCGCAGCTATGCAGGCTGACATCGTTGCAGAGCGTGACAACTTTCTGCGTCAGAACCCCACAGCTACCAACGAGCAGGTTCAGAACTTCCTCAACAGCTATATCCAGAGTGATGACTATTATCACAAGACACAGGAGAGCCTAGCAGCGCCGTTGCGTTGGGCAGCCAAGATCGAGGAGGGCATCAACACTCTCGTCGGTGAGACGCGTAAGCCTGATCAGATGACGAGTGCTGATGAACTCACAGAGTTGGCTACGCAGGGTGCCATCGGCCTGTCACTGCGCAATCCCACTGCTGCTGCAAAGCTGCCTGCGTCACTGGTGGGTAAGGTTGCGAAGTATGCAGCTAAGAGTGTGGAACTCGCGACACCGTTCACTGTGCCATATAGTGCTGGCAACGTAGCTGCGAACATCGGCGTTGGTGCTGCTATCAACCAAGGCATTCGCTACGCTACCGATCAGGAGACTATCCTCGATGACGCGGGAGATGCTGCTACTGGTCTTGGGGCTGGTGCTGCTGGCGTGGGTATTGCCGCTGCTCTAGGCAAGGTCGGCAAGGCTACACAGGTCGCCAAGGGCATCACGCGCGAAGGGACGAAGGAGTTCATAGAGGTGCCTGCGGGGGCCGTAGGAGGGGCACAGACCATCGTCCGAGACATCGGGCCGCAGGGGCCAGGGGGCCTATACAGCCGTGCCATGGGCAAGGTGAAGACGGGCCTTGACGAAGAGGCGCCGGTGCGTGCTGCCGTGCGAGAGGTGAGCAAAGATCCAGAGGCGCCGGGTGATGTTGACGACATCGCTGCATCTGCGCATGGTGCGTCGTTCTTCAAGCGCGTCAAGCAGCAAGCTGATGAGTGGGTCATCGAACCTGTGCGCAACTACCAGCGCATGAGTCCTGATGCACAGAAGGCATGGGACGAGTACGCGAACTTGCATGTGCTGCTCGACAGACGCAAGGAGGCATTGAAGCTTGCGGATGACGCGATGCTCGATGCTGGCACTGCGTTCAGACGTGCGCCGACGAAGGCTAACCTCGATGCTTACCAAGCTGCACAGGAAGCAGTGAGGAAGATCAAGGATGATGAGCCTGAGACGCGTCTTGTGATGCCGCAGTACACGACACGTGAGGCTGAGCAGCTCGTCGCTAAGATGACGAATGATCTGCCTGAGTTGAAGCAACATCTCAACCTTGTCGATCGCACGACGAAGCGCATCCTCAATGAACGCGTGGGCCGTGGCATCGATGATCCTCAGTCTGCACAGAACCTACAGCGCTTCTTCTACTACGGCCGTCAGTGGCAGGATGAAGACATTGGCCGTTCGTGGTGGGACAAAGCCATGCGCGGAGAGAAGCAGCGTGGTCCTGCGTTTCAGGCACTGACCCGTGACGCTCGTCGTGTAAACACCGATGACGTGTCGCACATGGTGACTTTGCCTGGAGCATCTATGGAAGCCTTGGTGCAGTACGCACAGCACAGTGCATCGTTGCTTGAGCGCAATGCTAGTCACACTGCTATCATGAAAAGGCTCGGTCTCACTCCTACGAACCGCAATGCTGTGAAGGAGATCGATCCTACTAAGCACGTCGTCACGTTCGACAAAGGCAAGGAACAGGTATGGCAGGTACCAGAGGGATTGGCGAAAGGCTTGAACGTCGTCGCTGACAATCTCTCGATGGCAGAGAAGATGATGCAGGTACCGCGCGTCTGGTTGCAGCGCGGCTACACTGGTGCGCTAGGCGGTCCTGCGGCGCTGATGAAGCAGTTGCTGTGGGCTATGCCTAGTGCTGTCTCTCTCGCTAGAGCGGGTAGCGGTATCTCGCCTGTCACCGTGGCGCGAGGCATGGCACGTGCTGCTGTTGCTGGCGAACCTGTGCATCACATGATCGCAGACATCATGAGGGACCTGCGCACTGTTCTGGTGCAGACAGAAAGCGGTAAGCGCCTAGTCTCTGCGTTCGGCGACGTCAAGAAGTTCGATGACTGGATGTGGACCTCATCGCAGAACATGAAGCGATTCATGCTCGAAGATGCGTTGACACTTGGACTAGATCCTGAGTCGATGGTGGGACATACTGTCGAGAAGGTTGCGGGTCTACGGTCGCGTGTTGAAGAGATCACTGGTTCTAGGCTTGGCGCTGCTGGACGCTTGGCTACGTTCCCTCTTAGCTATCCGCTCAAGGCATGGATTAACTTCTTCGAGACTATGCAGTCTGGCTCTCGTCTCGGTGCTATTGCACAGGAGATGGCCAAGGCTAAGAAGCAATACGGATCTGTAGACCTGATCCCCAAGAAGGAACTTGCACGCATCGAGATGCTAGGTCGTGAGACAGAAGGCGACCTCATCCGCATGAGTGGTAGTCGCACGATGCGGTTCCTGCAACGCACTGTGCCATACGCGCGTGTGCAGATGGCAGGCTACGCTATCATGTCTAAGCGCCTGCGTGCTGCATTCGGCATGGACCCTACGGTGAAGCCGTTCAGTGTCGATCATCTCGATGCGTTCTCTCGAGTCATGATGCTCGGCGTTGCGCCTGCCGTAGCTGCTGCGTATCTGGCTAGCCGTAGCCCTGGTACGAGCAACTACTATTGGAATGTCATGCCTCGCTATGAACGCGAGAGGAACATGCTGTTCCCTGATCCTGCGCATCCTGACTTCTTCGACACATTCTCGAAGTGGCACAATGGTGAACTCATGGACTTCGAACCAGAGAAGTTCATGAAGATGCCAATCCCGCCTGACTTCGGCCCACTGACGAGTGCCATCATTCAGTCGATGCCTGCTATGGGCATGGTGCCTGCTGGTACTGTCGAGGACAATCCGACTGCATGGAGTGTGGTACGCAATACACTAGCTGACGTGTTGGGGGGTTTTGTGCCGACGGCTGTGACTGCCGGTGCCTCTCTGTTCGGCGCTAAGATCAATATGCAGGATGCTATTGCTGAAGGAACTAATCCGTTCCGTGGTGGACAGCAAAGCACGCGCATCGATCCTGGTGCGACGTCTGGTGTGTCGTCGCTAGAGGACTTGCCTTATGTTGGTGCGAGCGCCGCGGCTATGGGCACGCGCATCAAGGACGTAGCTATGGCTCTCGGTGGTCTGTTCGGTGTGCAGATGCTAGAGGGACTAGAGACTGGTGCGTCTGTGCATGCTGCTGCTAAGAAGGCAGGAGAAGGCAAGGACAAATGGTCTCCCCTCAAGCAGGGTGTTGAGGGATTCATTGACGAGTACTGGCAACAGCAGATGGACAAGATGCCTGACGGTCCAGGTGTCTGGTCACTGACTGAACGCGTGAAGACGTTCAATGCTTATAGCAAGGCACTGCGTGAGGCTGGTGGTCATCTACGCGAGGCTAGCCAGTACTACACACAGGTAGCTGGCAACCCGCAGGTGCGCAATCCTGAGACGATCCGTGATCCACTCACGCAGCAGATCATTGGTGAGTTGACGAAGAAGCTCGGGAACAAGACGCCATATGGACAGCTTGGCAAACAGCTAGACATGTTGCGTGCGGAGATCGACCTGACACGTAGTGCTACGAGCCGTGCGTCCATTAGTCCTACCGACCGTGCGCAGATGAGCAACAACATCGCACGTCGTACGCTCATTGCACAGATGCAACAGAAAGACCTGCTGGACAAGAACGTAGAGTCTATCCAGCAGGCTTATGGCGAGGCATTCAAACAGCAGTACGGTGTACCTCTGACGCTAGAGAACCTAGCTGCTGTCAGTAGACGATTGCTGATAGGCAAGCCACCTCAGCAGTAGTCTTCGCGACTGATCTTCTTGATCGTAGACCATCTGTGAAGTCCCTGTTCGTCAGGGACCGAGATGCCTGCGTCCATCGGTATGATGAGTGGCTCAGTACACGAGCGGACAGTCTTGCCTCCAACATTGATGGGATTAGCCGGGAACAATATAGGCTCCTCTGCGTACTTACGTAGGATGCGTAGACAGTCCTTAGCCTTGTCGATAGGCGCTAGCCCGATCAGCGCATCGTGGACGTTGATGCCAAGCCTAGCCGTTCTCGGCCATCGAGGGTCATCGTGTGCCTTATAGATTACACGGCAAACCTTATCGCCGATTGTCGATTGGGGCTTGAACGCCACTATACTTTCCAGTGCCTCTGTGCTAGGACGTTCAAGCAACGGCAAGCGTCTGCCGAACGCATTGTAGAGGGCCTTGGTAGTGCGGATCTCCTGCTCTAACGCGGCCCACCACAAGCGCAACTCGGGATTGATCTTGTGATAGATCTCGTAAGAACGGTATGCCTCACTGCGTGAAAGCCCGGTGGTGAGGCTTAGCCTATCTGGGGCCATACGGTAGTTGAGGCCATGTCTGCACCGCTTAGCAATGTACCTGATCGTGGGTTGGTCACTAGCGTCACGGTCCTTGGTCGGAACCTCGTCGTAAGGTACGCCGAACATTTCGCTGGCAAGGGCCCTGTGACAGTCGTACTTCCCATCGACTCTCGCACGCTCGAAGTCACGAATCCACGACTCGATATTAGCAAGCCAGCCGACGACTCGCGCCTCGGCTTGACTAAGGTCGAAGTAGATAAAGCAGTAGCCAGGGTCAGCAATGTACATTTGCTGCGCCCGTGATGGTTGGTTCTGCGCATTCATACCGCAGCCCCACCATGTCGCTGCTGACGACAGACGACCGGGAGCAGATTGCACACCAGTCTGCTTCCACTCACACCTGAACCGCTGATCAGGATCGATAGCCATCGACGCATAGGTCGAGAAGAACTTCTTCTCCTTGGCGTACTCATCGATCGCGCGGATCACAGCACGCGCTTCCTCCTTCGTACGCGGATGGTTGTACATCGTCGTACGGTTCTCAGCGTTAGTGCTACTACCTCTCCCCACCAGCTTCAGCTTGTTGAACAGCAGGTCACTGAGTTGCTTCGGCGACGACGGGTTAGGCTCGTAGTCCTCCCCCTCGCCAGTCGCAGCGCGTGCAGCTTCTTGGAACACGCGTAGCTTCTGCTGCACCTCCTGTTCTAGCTCGACGAACAGACGGTCTTTAAGGGTGGTATCGACACGAATGCCGCCAACCGTAAGCCGCACGAGGTGCATTTGTAGACGCATAACGTGCTCGAAGAAGAATCGATCCAGACGTGCCGCACGGAGTTCATCCAGTTCCCGCATGAACACCTGCAACGTAATGCAGCAATCGTGGCCGTTGTATCGCCAGAACGAGTCGATGTCTCCGGCTTCTTTCCAGTCATCCTTCTCATCCTTGTAGTAGGGGTGATCAGTGTACTGCGTAGTGAGGAAGCCGAGGTTGTGCGGCAGCTGAGGATACAGCGTGTGATGTGCGAGCATCGTGTCGAAGTGCGCCTTGCGTAGCGCGATCTTGTCCTTGTACCAGAGCCACGACATGTCGAACATGCCGTTCTGCATCACATACCGCGTAGCCGGATCATCAGATAGAGACTGTATCTCCTGCCGTATGCGGGCCTCGTCACTCGTATCAAACCGATTACTGGTAAGGTCTCGGAAAGAGATGCACATAGCTTCGTCAGTTCGGTTCGCAAATCCAATACATGCTGTCTCTCCACCGATAGTCTCAATATCAGTTGCGATGGGAATACGATCCGCTCTGAGTCCACGTATAAAGTCGATAGCCTGTCGAGGTGTGGGGTTAATGTGGACCAGCATTGGATGAGGTTGATGTCTGCCGTCGATAACTCTTCGGAGTTTAGCGCAATCGAGGGCGAATATGATCTCATTCTTCGGCTCCCTCAGCACTAGTGCGGGATTGTTTGCACATATAACCTTAACAGTTCGACTGATGCCTTCTGCTTCAAGCGTGACTTCAAGGACAGAGCCACGCCAAGAGGTAATCCCCTCATGTCCTGTAAGGGCCCGGAGCGCGTAGTTGCCAAGAGCGAACACATAACGAAGGTTCGGTAGCTGAAGGAGTTCCCACGTAAGCAGACTGCTCCAGTGATCAAGCTCGTGTCTTGATAACACCGCCTTCGAATCATCGCGTTCAATGAGCTTCTTCTTGACGACGTTCGTGACATAGCAGTCAGCCCTCGTGATCTTCTGTGGACGGAGTGTGTTCCAGAGATGCGTGCCACTACCACCAACGAGCGGACGCCCTACTCTACACTCTGTGTCGCCAGGAGCTTCGGCAACGACAGCGATAGTAGAGTAGAGCGAACCATCCATCAGGCAGTGGACGTCGAGTTCAGCAGCGTTCGCACGCATAGTGAACTCAGACTTCATCTGCTCTGTGGTGGTGATCATTTGCGGAGCCTCTGTGCTACGAGCTTCGGATACCCAGAGAGATCATCCCAGTGATCAGGGAAGTTAGGATCACCAGCGATGATGCGACCGATCTTGTGCAGGATCATGTCGATAGCTTCCTGCTGGATCGGAGACAGAAGCTCATACGAACGCACGCCACTATTCATGTTGCAATGCGTGCGAACGATCTGCTTCAACTGCTGCGTCACCATAGCGTGATCGGTAAACTCACCATGGGTCTTGCCTCTCTCGCGTAGGAGAGCAGCGATGTTATCGTCAGGGTACTTCGACTGTTGCAGATCGAGGATCATAGAACGCACGTCAACATGCTCAGTGCGATCCACAACGGCGGCACCAGCCACAGTGTCAGCAATCTCTGTCTCTTGCTGATCCACTGCTGCCATAGCTTCTCGGAGGTGGTCATGTTCAGGCTCATTCATCTCTGTCTCCATGCCTTCTGGTGGAATGGGTTTGATCGCATACATCCCTGCGTCGATTAGTCGATCATACAGCTTCATCGCATCTTCGTACCGCACGCGAGCGACTTGTGGATCTCGCTTCTTACCCCGCATTGCCGAGGCTCCTAGTCCATGCGCGCTGATCAGTGATCACGAATGCACTCTTGCGCGCACGTGTGATACCAGTGTAGAAGTTCTTGCGGTTCGCCATGTACCACGTAGACTTGTTCATCACGTAGCACACATTCTCGTACTCACTACCCTGCGTCTTATGAGTCGTGAGAGCATAGGCCAAGTCCAGTCGCTTGCGCGGATCGATTGTAATGAAGTGATCCTTGTGGAACTCGGAATACTCATGTGGCACCTCGACCACACGATCTCCGAAGTCAATCTCCAACGCCCCAAGAGGCGAGATAGCAACCACCACGCCGGTCTCACCGTTGAGCATCTGCTTATTGTCTGGCGTAGGGATGTACGTACCGAGGACAGGCTTGTCTTCCTTGTCATCCCACTGCGCAAAGCGTTCTTCATAATTGCGCAGTTCATAGCTGTTCTCAGTGCAGACCACCTTGTCGCCGACATTGATGAAGGTCGGAATAGGACGCTTACGGGTATCGAAACGAATGTCCCATCGATGTCTCGGTAGCTCAAGACCCATGTCCATTGTCGGGTTGAGCAGCGCCTGAAGTGTAGTGTTGAGTGCATGTGTACCTACCCACGACTTCTTCTGCGGAGTGATGATCTGGTTCTTGATAGACTTATAGTCGATACCACTCTTGACCACATGGTCCATGAGCAGATCCACAGGATTGTCAGTCATCTTGAACTTGAAGTTCAGACCAATGCGCGGCGCGCGACCGAGACGAATCTGGTTCGCAGCCGTCAAGAGATCGGAGCCCTCAGCCTGTCGATACACAGTCTCCAGCTTGTGCGTATGCTTCATCTTCAGCACACGTTCGAACGGAGTCTCATCGACAGTCTTGAGATCAGCATCCTCGATAGGAGGTAGCTGCGCCAAGTCACCGAAGCAACGCAGCACAGACTGAGGACCGAGAGCGTTGACGAGATTGCGATGTAGCACTGTGTTGATCATCGCGTACTCATCGATGATGATCACTTGCTGCGAGAGAGGAGTGTTCCTGTCACGCTTCGGTTCTGACGTCTGCGAGACTTCACCAGTCTCGGGATCAGGTTGACCTGGGTGCGAGTATTCGAGAAGACGGTGGAGGGTTGTGGCTTTGTAGCCTGTCGCTTCTGTGATGCGACGTGCAGCCTTGCCTGTTGGCGCTGCTAGTGCAAACGACACTGCTGCATCTGACAGCTTGTCGCAGGCGGTCTTGATGATCGTTGTCTTACCGGAACCTGCTGGCCCTGTTACTGCTACGAGCCTCTTATTCAGATCGATCACATCGGCGATTGCTAGTTGCTGGTTGACGTCTAGGTCTTGCATACCATGCTCCACAGCTGGTGGTGGTAGTGATAAATACGAGAAGGGCCGGAACAGCCTCAACTCTGTCCCGGCCCTCGCGCTGCTAGTCCAACGGAGAAGAAGTCCTAGCTGCGCTTACTCAACCGCCTCAGCGATCTCGGCAGTGTCACTGCGCTTCGGCAGCTTGTATTCCTTCATCTTGACCGTGGCGTCCGCACGGTAAGACATGAAGGTGTCGAGGGCCTTGCGCTTGTCCGACTGCACGTCGATGATTTCGACATCCGGCATACCGTCCGCACCGGTCGTGGCACGGTAGAAGAGGTACAGCTTCTTGTCGATGGGCTTCTGAACCCGCTTCGGCTTGTCAGCGACGGGACGGTCATTCTTCTTGATGGTATCGAGAGCCATAGTCTAGTCTCCTAGAAAGGGTTGGTTGTATGAGGTAGTGACCGGGACAATGTAGCCCCGGCCATCGTTGTTGTCAAGCGCGAGAGACGCCACGGATATTGTTGCGCTTCACGCCCTCGTACGTCTCAACGTCGAGTCGGAAATTGGCATCGAGGCCGACCCAATCGTTGACATCGATCTGCTTCGTGGCCGGAGCGCCGATTGCCTCGCACCACTGACGCAGACGATACCGTGCGATACGATTGTCTTCGAGACCGATGAGGTTGTAGCTCAGCGTCATGCCGTCAGGATACTGCGACGCATCGAAGTCCGCAGGGAACTGATCGGTAGGGATGAGGATACGCGCGGAGCCGTATTTGGTACCCTTCTGCGAGAGCTTCACTTCGCACGACTGAATCGTGCCTCGGTATTCACCTGCCGGCAGCGGCTCGGGAGCCTCAGCATCAGCAATGTTCTCACTGAACTCAACGAGAGACGGCAGCGTGTTGTTGTCAGCCATTGACTTTCTCCTTTGTGGGGGCTCGCACCATAGTCCCTTATCCTCACCGGCGCAAGCCACTGGATGTAGTGAGGGGGTTACTAGATATAGTACTACTTGGGAAGGGGCAGCTTCTGCTTACCTCCCTTG